GCTCAGTGGAATCGTTGGACAGACGAGGAGAAGGCCGCTAAAGGTCTGGTGTGGAATCAGGACTTACAGCCTGTACCGTTCGACAATCGCTTCTACTGGAGTGCAGGAATTCCAAAGGCACTGGATGATGTCAACGCAGTAGACGAGGACGGTAATCCTGTACTGGATGAAGACGGTGTTCAGATCGTCACCAAAGGACTCAAGAGCAATGCCATTGCACAGACGAAATTGACTGCTAGCGGCTTGCTTGCTCAGACTGATTGGATGGTCATCAAGGCGGCTGAGGTATCTGGATACACTGTCCCTGCTGAAGTCACAACCTATCGTGCGGCAGTGCGTACAGCGAGCAATACCATCGAAACTGCGATCACAGGCGCGGCTGACCACACAGCGTTTATGGCGTTGTATAATGCGCCAGTAGATGCTGACGGTAATCCTACCGGAAACGCACCAATTAACGATTGGCCGGATGAAATCTAATGGAAATGCAAGAACTGTACAATGTCGGCATAGCAGCTGCAGTCGCAGGTGTGAGTTGGTTTATCAGAACTATGTATGACACAGTTCAGCGTCTTAAGAATGAGTTGCATCAAGTAGAGCTAAGAATCAATGATCATTATGTCCGCAGGGATGATTACAGAGAGGACATGCAAGAAATAAAAAACATACTGCACGCTATATTCGACAAGTTGGATGGAAAGGCAGACAAAGGTTGAAGAACTTTGAGTCAGGCTCTAAATATGAGCGGTTTGATGAGGATGGCGATGGCATCATATCTGATGAGGAGCTAGCACATGCCAGAGAAATCATGGAACTCGAGTTACGAGAAGAAAAAGCAAAATCACAGCGTCAACTGGCTATCGTTGCTATGGCTTCAATGGTCGGCTTCGCTATACTTCCGATATTGCCGTTTGTGCCTGAATCTAGGCTTTCAACCCTCGCATCCTTGTCGGACATGTTGTTCTTATCTCAAGCGTCGATTGTCGGCATGTATTTTGGAGCTACCGCGTATATGGCCAAAAAGTAGGTATTATTATGATTCTGGTTTTCGCATTGATCGTCGTGCTTGATGGAGAACCACAACCAAAAGATATGTCCTACTGGTATAGCATTGATCGCTGCAACTATTTTGCAGAGAGAACAGGCAAATGGCGATATAATTATTGGACTAAAAGGAAGGTTGATGCTTACTGCGTCCCTAAAATGGTTAAAAAAGGTTCTGTGGAGATATTAAGATGATGACGTTATTTGATGTTCAAATCATAGTCGTTGCCGCTGCAGTCGCATTTTCGCTAGGATGCATTCTTGGCTAGGAGTCTGTTATGTTACAAGCATTGATTGGACCAGTCACAGGATTACTTGATAAATTTATAGAGGATAAGGATCAAAAGAATGCCTTGGCTCATGAAATCGCGACTATGGCTGAAAAGCAAGCTCATGAAGCTGCGATGGCACAAGTCCTCACAAACAGAGAAGAAGCAAAGCACAGATCAATCTTTGTCGCAGGATGGAGGCCATTCATCGGATGGACATGCGGAGTCGCGTTGGCATATCACTTTGTGCTTGCTCCACTCATTGTATTTGGAGTTGCGTGGTATGGGGCAGAGATACCTCAAATCCCTGCGTTCGATATGGACTCGCTCATGACAGTTCTGCTTGGCATGTTAGGCTTGGGTGGCATGCGCACGTTTGAAAAAGCCAAAGGATTGACCAAATGATGATGAACAGAGAACAACTTAGGCTTGAACTAGAGTATGATGAAGGTTGTGAATACAAAATTTACCTTGATCACCTTGGTTACCCGACATTCGGCATAGGCCACTTGATCACAGAAAACGATGAAGAGCATGGTTGCGAAGTCGGGACTCCAGTTGCACCAGAGCGAGTTCAAGAAGTATTTGAACAAGATGTGGAAACGACGTATAACGAGTGCATAAGACTCTATCCGGATTATGATGACCTTCCGGAGGAAGTCCAGCTAATCATCGCAAACATGATGTTTAATTTAGGGAGACCTAGGTTGAGCAAGTTCAAGAAGATGAAAGAGGCTGTTGACAACAGAGAATGGCAAGAGGCTGCGGATCAAATGATGGATTCAAAGTGGTACGAGCAAGTTCCAAACAGAGCCAAGCGTCTTGTTGAGCGCATGAGGAATGTCTGATGCCGTTACGTTTGCTTCAATTCAAACCAGGAATCGTTAAAGACATCACAGAGTACAGTGCTGGCAAAAATGGTCCATATTGGATTGATTGTGACAAAGTTCGTTTCCGGAATGGTTATCCAACTAAAATAGGTGGCTGGGAAAAAGAAGAGCTTTACTCAGTAACACCATCCGATGAAACAGATTATAACACAGAAGAAACTCTTCAAGGGATATCAAGAAGAGTCGTAAGTTGGCGAGCTATAACAGATCAAGAAGATTACATTGCTGTCGGTACATCTTCTCACCTTTACGTCATAAAGAATGAAGTTGTTTACGACATAACTCCTTTAAGAGCTACCGCAGCATTGACAGATCCATTTGCGACAGATGGGACAACGACTGTAACAGTCACAGATGCAAGTCACGGTGCTGAAGATGGAGACTACGTTGTATTTGATAGTGCTACCGCAGTTGGCGGGATACCAGCAGATACTCTAAATCGCAAAAGAGGCTATCAAATAACTTATGTTGATGCCAATACTTACACGATACAATCCCCGACTGCGGCAACTTCAACAGCAACAGGTGGTGGATCTACTAATGCTAATTATTTAATAGGTTTGTTGTCTGGCCTTGGAACAGTAACTGCAGCTCCAGCGTCTGGATGGAGTTCAGGGGCTTGGGGTGCAGAGACTTGGGACACACCAAGGACAGTTAGTGGTGGTTTAATAACTGAAATTTCTCAATGGTCCATCAATCTTTGGGGCGAAGATGTTCTGGCAACAGTTCGTAACAATGCGATGTATTACTGGGATTTAAGTGGTGGAACAAATACTCGTGCCGTCCTCGTCTCTAGCTTAGGAGGTGCAACCTCTGTCCCGACCAATACAAGATTAACTCAAATATCTTTCCCAGATCGTCACTGGATTGCTGCAGGAACTGTGCCGTATGGAGGTTCTGATATAGATCCAATGCAGGTCAGGTGGTCAGATCAAGAAGATTTTGCCGATTGGGCTCCTACTGCCACAAACACAGCAGGGGATCAAAGGCTTGAGGTTGGAACTAGAGTTGTTTCTTTGCTGCCAACCCGTGATGAGATGTTTATATCAACAGACGAAGCTGTTTATGGCATGACATTTGTTGGTCCTCCATTCACATTCTCTTTCCGATTGCTTGGAACGGCTTGTGGTGCTGCTGGCAAAAATGTAATGTTTAACATAGACAGCAGAGTTTTCTGGATGGGAGAAAACAATTTCTTCATGTACGATGGTGCGTTGCGCGAAATGAATTGCCCTGTTCAGTATTTCGTTTACGACAGGCTGAATAAGAGCCAGTTTGATAAAGCATTTGTGGCACACAACAATCAGTTTGACGAAATATCTTGGTTTTACGTTAGCACAGACAACACAGACATTAATGACCCAGAGCCAGATTCTTACGTGACTTATAATTACAGGGAAGATGCTTGGAGCATTGGTACATTAGACAGAACATGCTGGTCAGATGCTTTTGGTTCAAGGACAGTCCCATTCGCTTTTGATGTAAATGGGGAAATGTACAATCACGAAACGGGAACTGATGATAATGGTTCTGCTATGACAGCCTACATAGAGAGTTCGCCTATGGAAATAGACATGACTGGTGAAACTCTGATGATGGTGGACAAAATCATTCCCAACTTGACTCTCTCCGGCTCTGCTGACGTTACTGTGACAACAAGAAAATACCCTTCAGACACAGGAATAACCAAAGGACCATTTACTATTACACCAACAACGACTAAAATCAGCATGAGAGCTCGAGGCCGTCAGATGAAATTTAAAGTTGAAAGTGACGATCTCGGAGATTCATGGTCATTTGGTGATTTCCGAGTGAACACTAGAACGGATGGAATGCGATGAGTAGGATAAACCCAAGACTACCAGCAGCACCAGCAGAATATCAAAAAGGTTGGGGTGACAGATTAGTCAACACACTGGAACTCCAGATACGTTCTTTGCAGAGCTCTGCTTCCGTAGAGCCATATCAAATGAGCAATGTTACAACAGACAGAGTTCTTGATGCAGACTCTACGACTTTAGCAGAAGTCGCAGATGTTCTGGGGACTTTAATAACCGATCTTAAAGCTAAAGGAGTGATCAGCTAATGGCAGAACCAGGAGCACTCTCGGGATTGACAAATGAAGATCCTCAGACTTATACATACAATGTTTATCAAACAGAGTCAGCCGCACCTGATATTGATCTTACTCAACTGCAGGACATATATGGCACAGAATCAATGCCAGTTTTCCAATGGGTTCGTACGATTCAAACAGGCGAAAGGACATATACTCCGAGCAACCCAGTTGATCAAGAGATGCTCAACAGGTATCAAGAAACAGTTGGTGATCAGACTCCTCCAGGATATATGACTCCTGAAGAAATCCGGAAACAAGCAATAGGTGACGTTGCATCATCTGCTGCGACCTATGTTGGAACTAATGTTGGGGCTGCACTAACAGATCCTTATTATGATTCAATA